TGCTCAAGTTCAGATTCTAATATTCCTAGATGGTCAATATCTGTACCTTTAACTGTCTCTGTTATAACATGACCTATAACTGCCTTATTATATTCCTCACTAGCATTAGCAGTAGTTTGAAGACTCATAAGTCCCCAAAAAATCGCTAAATTTAATAGTATAATAAAAATCACTTTTTTCATAATATATTTCTCTCTTTCTATATTTATTATAGGTATAGTATATCAGATAAAAAGTTCTTTGTCAACAGGTAATTTGGGTAATTTGGGTAAGTAAATCAACACTTTTTAAGGGGGGTATATTTAGTACCCCCACATAATATTGTTGATTCTTTAGGCTTTTACAAAGTCGTTAGTCCAGTTAAATGCTTCTTTAACCATGTCGCTTGTTAACCCTTTGAAAGTTTTGTTTAGTGATTTTTCTTTAATCATAACTAAAACCTTTGCTTCTTCTCTATGCAATCCTTCTAGCATTTGAATATACAAAGCTTCTTTTCTAATTCTAGTTAAATTTTTATCTCCACCAACTACAAAATGAAACAATTTTTTTGCTTCAAATTCCAATAAAGTATGTTCTGTTCCAGCGGGAGCCTCATTTTCAATATAAGGCGGAGTTCCTTCTGGTAAGTCCCATTCTATTTTTGGATCAAACGCACCTTTTAAGATTTGTCTCATTGGTACTGAATCGTACTGTCTTAAAACTTCTATCTTTTTAGGTTTGTCTTTAGCGTTATTAATTTTTGTGAAAATTTCACTAACTAGGGGTCTGCTACTACCAGCGGTACTGGCAATAACTTCCATATTTTTCTTCGGAATCAAATTAGGATTTTCTGTAACCATTATTTTCTCCATGCATGTTATTTTCAAAAATCATTTATATTTTCAATCAATGATTTCAATTTATTCTTTATAAAATAATCTAATAGTTGCGACCTATCGTTCATTTTATAATCTCTATATCTATTTATAATACTAGTTTTAATCGTTTCTGGTATCATAGATAAATCTATCAATCTCTTATTTCTTTTATAGTGTTCAATAATTTCACTCTCTGATGAGGTATTTTCATTACTATTAAAGTAATCTTTATCACCCCATGTTTCTAATCTTTTTTTATTAATTGGTTTTTGTCTTTCGTCTCTTAAAAATATATCATCATCACTTAATATATTTGGTACACCATCTGATCTATCACCTCTAATAATTTGTTCTCTTAAAAACTGTTCACTGTCCAGGTCTTCACCAATAAAACTTTTTAAGAATGGACTATACTGATAAACATCGCCATAGTGTTGTAGTTGTATAAAATCTTTATCACCTGATACAACAAGATACATATTTTCCTCTCGTAAACTTATTAATGTAGCAATTATATCATCTGCCTCACACTTCTCTACATGCAAAACTTTATAAGGTAACCTGTTAGATAATTCGTCTCTTATATCTGACAAAATTTTATATATAGCATCCCAATCAAATTTACTTTCTACTCTACCTTTTCTTCTTTGATGTTTATAATTTGGAAATATATCTCTACGCCAAGGGTCTTTAGCATCAGCACATAATATCATTTCTCCATATTCGTCTCTAAACTTTAAATTAAATGCTCTTAAAGAATTTAATATTGTAAATCTTATCATTTCTTTACTTGGTAATTCAACTAGATCACCTCTAGTTTGTGCCATCAAATTTGAAATCATTATTTGATTTAAATCAACTAAAATCATACAATAGGTTCCAATTCAAGTGTTGGGTTAGATAATCTTTCATATTTTCTTTTTTGGACTAAAGTATACCAATCTCTACAAATATCCATAACTCTTTTTCTATTTTTAAAATTAATTTCTTTAATGTCTATCAACTTTTCAAAATAATGATCAATCTCTGCACACAACTGATAATTAATATGAGGTTTAACTTTTATCTTATCAAATTCTTTATAACATTTTTTAATTAAATGTTTTTGAGTAGGTTTATTAATTTCGTTCCAAGACATATCATAAAAATAATCGTAAACTTCTTTTTCAAAGTAAGGAATACTTAACACCTTATCATACTCATCACAAAATTGTTTTAACTGATTTAGTCCGCCTACATTTGGTGTATTATGGAAATAATTCCATCTAAATTTATTCATCAACTCTACTGTATGCTTAAAGTGTATCATTCCTTTTTTACTTAATACATAATGGGAGTCTGCACCAACACCTGTTAATACATATTTTTCTTTAATCATAGGAAACAAATATATAAACGGAAAAGTACACTCAAAATGCGTTTTCTTTTGACAATTATATTTTATTGCTAATGATTTAAAATCCTTAACTAAATTATTTGTAGATAAAGGAACTGGAACAAAAGGAACATTAAAGATTTCACATATCTCTTGTGCCTTTAATGAATCATAAGATGGTTTTCCATCTAGGAAAAAAGAATAACCCACAGGTTTTTTATTTAATTGTAAACAAGCAAAAAGAAGTGTTGCAGCATCTGCACCACCTCCCATAAAAATTGCAACATCATCACCTTTAATGTCTTTTTTTACAATCTCTTTTAAAATCTTATCAATCATTAAAATATTTTTTCTTGTACCATTTATAAAATAATTTATCATCAAAATATTCAGCAATGTGATTTGCAGGTACTTGGTCACTTCTTATACAATCTGCTATTGATTGATACTCATCTTTTTTTATTTTTAATTTAGTCTTTGCCATTTGTCACCTTTTCAAATAAATCTTTTAACGCATTTGATATTTCTACTTTCTTTTTAGGTTTCGTGGCTATCCAAAAAGCTATATAGAAACCTACTATTGTTAAAGTAGTACCAATAATACCAAGTAATACTCCATGTTCTACTGTCATATAAAAAAATGGGGCCCGAAGGCCCCATCTTGGCTTTTAATTAAGCATCAAGTGCAATTAGGTCAGATTTCTTTACAGAAACCGCATGGTTGTCGTACTTGAATTTAGTTCCGTACAACGCCTTGATTCCAGAAGCAACAATCGCTCTAGTAGGTATACCAATTCTGTAGAATTTTCTACCACTTACTCTGTTGCCATAGATCATATGACCTTCAGCTCTTAAAGTGTCAATCATTGATCTTGGAGATTCCAAGTCAAATCTTTTTTGAATAGTTGACCAAGCAACATTCTCACCTTTTGATAAAAGGTTTAACACTTTTTGTTTTTTTGATAAAGTTTTTCTGCCTCTAGTCTCAACAGCTCTTTTTACTGTTTTAACTTTTATCAGTTCGTCTCTACCAAATAAGTTTTTTAATGTTTTAAACATTATAACACTCCTTTTTATATTTGTGTTTTTGTCTATTATTACAACCTGACAAGGCGATTCTTAATGAATTCTGTTTAATCATCTTTTATATCGTCACCATCAAATAAACCCGCTTGATCGTTTATATCTTTTAATTCGTTCTTAATATCTTTACTTAAAGGTTTTTTTACATTACCGTTTCTTCCAACATCATTGGAAAATAATTTTTTAAATAATGTGTAATCTATTCTAGCACTTTCAGTACCATCTTTATTAATTCTTAATTCTACCATTTTTTCTGATAAAATTTGTGCTGGGTGTTTTACATCAAAATCTCTATATACTAAACCTCTCATAATATCTACCAACATTGCTAAATCTTTTGTAAATGATTTTTTATTAGTCTTTATAGCCATATTATAAAACTGTCTCAATAATCCTAAACTAATATCATCAACAGAAGTTTCTACAAATTGTTTTGTATGTTGGTCTTGTATTTTTTTTATTAATTCTTTACTTTTTGGAATACCCGCAGTATTTTTCTTTACAATTCTATTTGTAGGAAAAGTAATAATATTATCTTTATCTTTTACCATATCATACATTATCTCCTGGCCAAAATTGTGAAATAGGACATCTAACATATCCATATTTTCCATTTAACTCTATCATATTTCTTTGATTTAATACTTTATCTAGTCTTAATTGTTCTTTACATAAAGTTAAATGCCAATCCCATCTAAATTTAGCGTTTTCAACTTTACTAGAATTTTGACCCAGTTGATCAAAAAATTTAGTAAGTGCAGTTAATTCTATTTCTGTTTTACTTGATTCATTTGTCGTTGCCGTTAATAATACAATACCTAATAATATAACTTTAAACATTTTTCACCTCTCCTTTATAATTTACTTTACCCTTATCAACAAAATATTCTATTAATTGATTATATCCACCAATTAAATCTCCATTAATTTTAATTTGTGGCATTGCTCTAACTTTTTTACCAATGTCTTTTATCATAGCTTCCGTTGATTCAAAATCTTCTAATTTTTTTTCTATAAACTCAAGGCCAAGTTTACTCAACATATTCTTGGCCTTTAAGCAGTACACACAGTTATTTTTACTGTATATTATTATTTTTATCACTATCACCAACCAATTCTTTATAAGCATTTTGAGCTCTTTCTTTTAGATTGTGAGCATCAAGTGCTGTTTCAACGGCATAGTGATACATTTTATTAAATTCACCCATTGGTAATTTTAAACCAATCCATACTCTATAATAACCATTTTTAGTCATTGTAATATCTTTTTCAAATATCTCATAACCTCTTACTGGTGTTTTAGAAATAATATTAACAATTGTTAGTTCTACTTCAGAAACAACCTGTTTGGTTTGGGTTTTACCCAATTCTGTAACAAAGTGAGAAGTCTTTTTATTCATTTCTCCTTTGATAACATCAGCGATTTCAGCCTTAGCAATAATCATACCCTTTTCAATTGCTAATTGTAAATCAGGTGACACTGCTGTACCTACACCAAAGACACAAACTTTTTCTTTGTTTTTGCCAAATGTAGTTGTACCACACGCTTTTTTACCGCTAAAATTGGACACATACCATTTTGGTACATGATCTAATACCTGATTTTTTTCGGATTTTATTTTATAGTTACCACTTGAACAATTAGTTAACAAAAGTCCAACTAATATAATTCCAAGTAATTTTATATAATTAC